CAAAAAAATGGATAAAGTAGAAGATCTTTACGAAGACATGGAAAGACTCAACATGTTATATGAAGAGATGTGTTGGGCACATGATGTTAAACTTGACTTCAGAGCAGATTATGAAAACAACAGAATCATCATCAAACCAAAACCTGCAAAATTGGATTCTGGGTTATCTTAGTAAACCGAATGCGGTTTTCAATGGTCTACCTCCATGCCCTCACGCTAAGAAAGCATGGTTAGATGGGAACGTAGAGATAAAAAAGTTTGTAAATTACGATATATTGAGAGAAACTATAAAAAATGTAGTTGGATCACAGGTAAAAATATTTTACTATGAATACCCACTATTACCTGATGCTGAGAAGTTGAAGAGTATTGTATCATGGTTAGGAAAAGAATATCCTGATTACATTTTCTATGATGAACACCCAGATACAATAGAAAAGGTGGGTGATGAGGTAATCAATAGTGGTGTGTCTGCTATAATTGTGCAAAATAGAAAAGATTTATTGGAAAAAAGAGCAGAATTACAAAAAACAGGTTACTATGATAAGTGGACACCTGAGATGAAGGAGAGGATTTTTGGCCGTTGAACTAAAGGATTGGTTGAACTCTATCAACAGCACCAAGAAGAACTTGGTAGAGGAAGATCCAGACTGCATCAAGAAATATCCACCATATATCATCAATAGATGCCTGTCAGGTCATCTCGATTGTGTCATGTATGTCAATGAGATGAATATGCATATAGACCTAGACAAGCAGTTGCAATATGACTTTTATCTAAATACTCTCAGATCTAAGAAGAGGTTCGCACCTTGGATTAGGAAAGAAGAGTTGAAGAACCTTGAGTCCATCAAGTCATACTATGGATATAGTAATGAAAAGGCGAAGCAAGTTCTCCCACTTCTAACCAAAGAACAAATTAGATTTATTCAAAATAAACTTGAAGTTGGTGGATTGAAATGAATGTTATGGAACCTGAGTATCAATGGTCTCCTGATAAAATGGTTGAGATATTATTATCTGAACCAGATGACTTTCTGAAAGTCAGAGAAACTCTTACGAGAATTGGAGTAGCATCCAGAAAAGAACAGAAGTTATATCAATCTTGTCACATACTTCACAAGCAAGGTAAGTATTATATTGTACACTTTAAAGAGTTGTTCGCTCTTGATGGTAAGAAAGCAAACCTAAGTGTCAATGATGTGCAACGTAGAAATAGAATCATACAATTATTAGTAGACTGGGGTCTGATTACAACAGTTGTAGATGAGGTATTAGATATAGCACCATTGAATCAAATAAAAGTAATATCCTATAAGGATAAAAGCAATTGGACACTTGAAACAAAGTATAATATAGGAAAGAAAAAAGCACCCGAACCCCAATAACCGTACCTGATTTTTTTGTGTGGATGTATAATTAGTATTGTCGCCTACGGGGACATTACAATTAGACGCTCAAGGAGGTCACCATGTTTGGAACAGATGGCAGTGTTACGCTGACCGTTGGAGATACCTACGACTATCTTCAAAAGATAAGACGTAACATGATTGGTTTTGACGAATGGCAAGAAAGATTCGACACACCAATACAAAACTACCCACCTTACAATACTATAAAATTATCTAACCATGAATATAGGGTAGAGGTAGCAGCAGCAGGGTTCAAGAAAGAGAACCTAAAAGTCTATACACAAGAAGGACAACTTGTGATAGAGGGCAAGAAGGATGATGGAGTAGAGCATGAATACATGCACAGAGGACTAGCACAACGAGCATTCACTCGTACATGGTCACTACCAGAAGAACTTGTTGTCAAGGATGTCAGATTTGAAGATGGTCTATTACTCATAGACATTGAAAAAATTATACCAGAGCAACAACAGCGAAAAGATTGGCTCTAAATACATACATGTATTCAAGAGTCCTAAGACATATCAAACCCAAAGACCTTAGAGAGTCATTGACTCTTAGGTTCACAGAAATCCTCAATCCTACCTTTTGGATTGGGGATTCTCTCAAGCCTGAGGTACGTGAGGCATTGATGAATTTTGCAGAGGCGTTCGCTGCTTATGTTGATCTGGATGAGAGAGCATTAGTTGATGTATTACTATTGGGTGGTAATGCAGGGTATAATTATACACAGTATTCCGACTTAGATGTGCACATAGTTGTAGATCCTAAGTTTATACCTGATTGTAATCCCGATTTACTTGACCAATATTATATGGACAAGAAAACACTGTGGGAATTGACACACAACGTCACGATCTATGGTGTCAAAGCAGAACCATACATTGAAAGACCCAAGGTTACACGTAAGAAAAGTCAAGGTGTGTATAGTTTATTGAAAAAAACATGGATACAAGAACCAGAGAGAATTGAAGATGATATTGATGAAAAAGAAATTGAGAAAAAGGTAAACAATTTCAAAACAAAAATTGATGCACTTATAAAGAGTGAAAATGCTGATGCATTGAAAGAACTTGTCAAGAAACTAAGAGATGGTAGATCAGTATCTTTACAAAAATATGGTGAGTATGGTTTTGAAAATATGGTATTCAAAGAATTGAGAAATCAAGGTTACATTGACAAAGTACGTACGGTTGTGGTAAACTTAAAGTCAAGAAGTCTTTCTTTATGATCAAACTTATAATATTCAAAAAAGATCTAGTCCTTATAGCTAGAGTGGAAGAAGTTGCAGCGTCAGTTCCTGGTGAACCTGATTGTAAACTCATAGAACCATTTGAGTTGAAAGGTGATTACTTAGAATCATGGCCATCGTTTTCTAGTCAACGTGAGTTGATGATGTCATCAGATAGTTTTCTTACTATTATAGAACCAGACAAGCATCATCTAGATAATTATCAGGCATTGACTGCTAAGAATGTTACAGAAAAGTCTTAGGATATTATGGTGCTATCCTAATCAACACATGAGAGTGACACCGCCAGGTGGTATCGCTATCATTACTGCATGTTTGAAGAGAGCAGGTTATCATAATATAGATTTATTTGATGCTACATGGTTTCCAATTGACACTGAGTTAGCATCAGCACGTACAGATAGGGATAAAGAAAGATCTAAGAGAGGAATGATGCCTGAGTATACATGGGATGGCACAGGATTTAGAATTGAAAATGTAGATATGTATGATGCATGGAGGCAAAAGGTTATTGATTTTAATCCAGATGTTATAATATCATCTTTAGTAGAAGATACTTATTATATTTGGCAAAAAATGATGGATCGTGTGAAAGATCAATCATTTGTCAATGTCGTGGGTGGTGTATTTCCAACTGCTGCACCTAATTTGTTTGACGATAAGTGTGATTACCTTTGTAGAGGTGAGGGTGACGAAGCAATACCAGAAATGATGGATTATATATCAGAGGGTAAATCTTGTAAGGATCTTCTAAACGTATGGCCAAATCCACTGAGAGATGTGGTAGATGTAAACACTTTACCAATTACAGATCATACAATATTTCCAGAAAAATCTTTGTATAGACCATTTCAAGGTGAGATTGTAAAGATTGCAACTATTGAAACACAACGTGGATGTCCATTCAAATGTGCATACTGTAATTCACCAGGTAAAAATACTTTATATGCCGAAGAGGATGCAGGTAAATTTTTTAGACGTAGATCTATACCTCACATAAAAGCAGAGATGCTTGATCTAATTGAAAAACATCAGATTACATTTGCATGGGTGATTACTGATACTCTCCTCACTATGCCACCAAGAGAGTTTGATGCATTCTGTGATATGTGGGAAGAATTCAATTTACCTTTCTTTGCACAAACAAGACCAGAACTCTTTACACCATATCAGGCAAAGAGATTGAAGGAGATTGGTTGTCAAAAAATTAATATTGGTGTGGAGCATGGCGACCCTGAGTTTAGAAAAAAATATATTGGTAGGGAATATAAAAACGAATTAGCAATCAGAGCATTTGACATAGCACATGAAGCTGAGTTGTCAACAACATGTAACTTTATCTTTGGATATCCATATGAGACCATGGACGATGCTATGAACTCTGTTAGACTAGCAGCGAAACTAAAATCTGATGACTTGAATGGTTTTATATTCACACCCTATCATGGTACAAAATTAAGAACTATGGCAGTTGATGCAGGGTTTATCCCAAAAGATCTCATAGTGGACATGAGGAATGATGATCAAGGAACATTTCTTGATATGCCACCTCCCTATATGAGCAAAAATGATATACAATATATGCATGACAACTTTGTTCGTATGGTGAGAGAATTAGAATGAAATATTATACAAACGTGCAGATGGTCGGAAATGATTTTCTCGTTCGTGGATATGAAAATGGTAAGAGTTTTACATCAAGGGAGTCTTTTCAACCCACAATGTTTGTCCCTGCCAAGAAAAAAACAAAATATAAAACATTAGATGGTAAGTATGTACAAAGTATCAAACCTGGTACTGTGCGTGAGACTAGAGAGTTTATCAGAAGTCATGAGGGTGTAGAGAACTTTGAGATATATGGCAATAACAGGTACATATATCAGTATATTTCTGAAAGATACCCTGAGACTGAGATAAAATTTGATCTCAAGAAAATGAATCTTGTCACAATTGATATTGAGGTCAAATCAGAAAATGGATTTCCTACTGTAGAGAAGTGTGATGAGGAAATGTTACTCATTTCACTTCAAGATTACAATACAAAACGTATTTTAACCTTTGGTGTAGGTCCTTATAGGACACAGGACAAGATGGTCAAGTATGTTCAGTGTAACGATGAACATGATTTGCTAACACACTTCCTAAACTACTGGAGTCACACTCCTCCTGAGGTAGTCACAGGTTGGAATTGTCAATTATATGACATACCATACCTTGCAAAAAGAATAACTAGAGTGTTGGGTGAGAAAGCATCTAAAAAATTATCACCTTGGGGGTTGGTCACTCATGAAGAAATTTATCTAACAGGTAGACCACACCTTGTATACGATATTGGTGGTGTTACAGTTCTTGATTACCTTGATTTATATAAAAAATTTACATATAAAGCACAAGAGTCTTACAGACTTGACTACATTGGTGAGGTAGAACTAGGTAAGAAAAAACTTGATCACTCCGAACATGACACGTTCAAGGAATTTTACACAAAAGCATGGAATAAATTTGTAGATTATAACATTCAAGACGTTAGACTTGTTGACGGTCTTGAAGAGAAGATGAAACTGATTGAACTTGCTATCACTATGGCATTTGATGCCAAAGTAAACTTTACAGATGTGTTCTATCAGGTTAGAATGTGGGACATGATCATATACAATGACCTCAAAAGAAAGGACATTGTAATTCCACCTAAAAGGGAGCAAGATAAAAGTGAAAAGTATGCGGGAGCGTATGTCAAAGAACCTATACCTGGTATGTACGACTGGGTTGTTTCTTTTGACCTCAATAGTTTGTATCCTCATCTTATTATGCAGTACAATATATCTCCAGAGACTGTTTTAGATGAAAGATTCCCATCAGTATCTGTAGATAAACTGTTGAATGAGGAGGTAGATTTATCAAACCTAAAGGACGTGACAGTTTGTCCTAATGGTGCTATGTTTACTACTAAGAAACGTGGTTTCTTACCTAAATTGATGGAGAAAATTTACAATGAACGTGTCATATTCAAGAAAAAGATGCTTGAGGCAAAGAAGGAGTATGAAAAGACACCTACCAAACGCCTTGAAAAGGAAATCGCCAGATGTAACAACATCCAAATGGCAAAAAAGATTCAACTTAATAGTGCCTATGGTGCTATCGGTAACAACTATTTTCGTTATTATATGCTTGCGAATGCTGAAGCGATTACTCTCGGAGGTCAG